ATCCGCCCCACGATCAAGCCGGATGGGGACAACGTTCTGAAGCTCGTGATGGATGCCTGCAACAGGACCGTCTACGGCGACGACGCCCAAGTCGTGAAAGCTCAAATAGAGAAGCGTTACGGGGCCTCCCAATTGGAGGTTGTCATTAATCCTGCCCAGATCATTGGTGTAATCCATGATGTCCAGCCCATCGCAAGCCGCGAGGGACTGCCTGCTGATCGACCACAAGATCCGATTGCTGCAGGACCAGCGGGGATCTGACGACACAGATATCAATCACCTTCAGGCGCTGTACGACAAACTGACCTCGGCTTGGGGTTCAGCCATCGCCGCGGTGCCGAGCTATCTCCCGCAACTGAAGAGACGCCTCGTTCTGGTCGCTTGAGCGTGGACGACCCATATCAGGCGTTCCTCACGCGCAAGGCCACAGTCGCACCGAAGCGCGGGCTCGAGGTTCTGCCGCCGATCTCTTCGACGCTGAAGCCGTTCCAGGCGAAATCCGTCGCGTTCGGCCTCGAGGCCGGGAGCTTCGGGCTGTTCCTCGATACCGGTCTCGGCAAGACGATCTGCGAGCTGGAATGGGCGACGCACGCCGCGGCGGCATCGAACGGCCGCGCGCTGATCATGACCCCATTGGCCGTGGCGTGGCAGATCAAAGCCGAGGCCGATCGGTTCGGCTATCAGGCCAAGGTCATCCGTTCGCAGGACGAAGCGGGCGAGGGGATCAACATCTGCAATTACGATCGGGTCGATGCCCTGGACCCCCAGGCCTTCGGCGCCGTTGCGCTCGACGAGTCGAGCATCATCAAGAATTTCACCGGCAAGACCACACGGCTCCTGACCGATGCGTTCAAGCATCACCGCTGGAAACTCGCCGCCACGGCCACTCCTGCTCCGAACGATCACATGGAGATCGGGACCCACGCCGAGTTCCTGAGCGTGATGGCGTCCAACGAGATGCTCTCGCGGTTCTTCATCAACGACACGTCCACCGCCTCCCAGCAATGGCGCCTCAAAGGCCATGCTGAGCGGCCGTTCTGGGATTGGATGGCGAGCTGGTCTCGGATGGCGTCTCTCCCGTCGGACCTCGGCGACAAGGACGACGGCTACTTCCTGCCGCCGATGCATGTCTTCCGCCACCAGGCTGAGGGTCAGGCACCGGTCCTCACGGATGGGCTGTTTGGCGCCCTTGAGGTTTCGGCAACCACGATCTTCGATATCAAGCGCCGGACCGCCGAGGCGCGCGCCAAGATGGCGGCGGATATCGCTACGGCAGACGATGAACCGTGCGTCCTCTGGGTCGATACCAATGATGAGGCGGACCGTCTTCGCGCAATCGCGCCCGGCCTCGCGGAAGTCCGCGGCTCCATGTCGCCGGAGGAGAAAGAGGACACACTGCGCCGGTTCGCCGATGGGACGATCCGTAAACTTGTCAGTAAGGCTTCGATCACGGGTTACGGCCTGAATTGGCAACACTGCGCCAATGCCGTCTTTGTCGGCCGCACGTTCAGCTACGAGGCTTGGTATCAAGCGGTCCGCCGGTTCTGGCGGTTCGGGCAGAAGCGACCCGTCAACGTCCACTTGATCGTCGCCGAAGGTGAAGACGCGATCGGCCGGGTGATCAACCGCAAGGCCGATGACCACGCCCGCATGAAAGCCGCCATGTCCCTGGCGATGCGCCGCGACATGAGCCGCTCCTCTCAGACCAAGGTTCCCTATCTCCCAACCCACGATGGAAGGTTGCCCGCATGGCTTTGCGCTGCCTGAACGAAGCCCACGGGCTCAGCTACGCCGCATACAACGGCGATTGTGTCGATGTCCTCCGGCAGATGCCGGATGGGTGCATCGACTTCAGCGTGTACAGCCCGCCTTTCGGATCTCTGTTCGTCTACAGCGAGTCAGCTGCGGACATGGGGAACTCGACCGACGAGCAGTTCCGCGACCACTACGCCTTCATGGTCCGGGAGAAGTTCCGGGTAACCAAGCCCGGTCGCATCACCGCGGTGCATTGTTCGGATCTCCCCATGACCAAGTGGAAGGATGGAATTGTCGGGATCAAGGATTTCTCCGGCGACATCATCGATATCCATGAGGACGCGGGGTGGATCGTGCACAGCCGGCGCACGATCTGGAAGTGTCCTGTCACGGAGATGACCCGCACCAAGCATGTGGGCCTGCTCTACAAGCAACTGAAGAAGGACAGTGCCAAGTCCCGCGGCGGGATGCCGGACTATCTCATCACCTTCGTGAAGCCAGGCGAGAACCTTTCACCGATCGTCCACACGCCGGAGGACTTCCCGGTAGAGCAATGGCAGGAATGGGCCTCGCCGGTCTGGATGACCGTCAACCAATCCCGCGTGCTCAACGTGAAGATGGCAAGAGAGGGCAGCGACGAGCGCCATCTCTGCCCCTTGCAGCTGGACGTGATCGAGCGGGCGCAGATCCTCTGGTCCAATCCCGGTGACACGGTCCTATCCCCGTTCATGGGCATCGGCTCGGAAGGGGTGACCTCCCTGAAGCTGGCCCGAAAGTTTATCGGCGTCGAGCTGAAGGAATCCTACTGGAAACAAGCTGTCCGATATCTCGAAGCCCAGGACCGTCAGGACGACCTCTTCGCCCGTGAGATCGAGGCGGCCGCGTGATGACGATCCACTATCACGGCACGCCGATAACGCCGATCGATGCTCTTTTAGAGTTGCGCGGCCGGCACTTCTGCGTGTCTCACGCACGCCCAGAGGACGTCCGCCGTGCCCACGAGATCGGCCAGACGGTGATGCTTGACAATGGCGCCTTCTCGAAATGGAAGCGCGGCCATCAGACCGACTGGCCGTCGTACTACAACTGGGCGGAGCGCTGGCTCATTCATCCGACCACATGGGCGGTGATTCCGGACGTTATCGATGGCGGATCGCAGCTCCAGGACGCCCTGGTCGCGGAATGGCCCTTCGGCGATCGCGGCGCACCGGTCTGGCATATGGACGAGCCGATGCATCGCCTGCTGGCGCTCTGCGATGCGTGGCCAAAGGTGTGCGTCGGATCGACCGAAGAATACGCCGTGGTGATGTCCGACGCATGGCGTCGCCGAATGGACGAGGCGTTTGAGGAGCTCTCGAAGCGTCATCGCTTCTGGCCGTGGATGCACATGCTCCGCGGTATGGCCTGCAGCGGCGAGAAATGGCCGTTCGGATCAGTGGATAGCACCGACATCGGCCGCAACCACAACCGTGCGCAGAACACCCCAAGGAAGATGGCCGACCGATGGGACGCCATTCAATGCACGAAACCTTGGATCGTTTCCCCACAGCAACAGGAGATGTCATGCCCACCCCGACAATCTATCTCTGCGGTCCCATCAACGGCTGCACCGACGAGGAATGCAAAGACTGGCGCGAGTTCGTCAAGGCGCGCTGGCAGGGGCCTACCCTTGATCCCATGCGTCGAGACTACCGTGGGCGAGAAGACGAATCTGTCAACGAGATCGTAACGCTCGACAAGGTCGATATCGCTAACAGCGACGTCATTCTGGTCAACTACGACAAGCCGAGCGTCGGCACCAGCATGGAAATCTTTATCGCCTTCTCGACTGGCAAGCTGGTGGTCGTGGTCGCGAAAGACGGAACCAGGATCAGCCCGTGGATGCGCTACCACAGCCACAAGATCGTCGGTTCGTTCGACGCCGCCATTTCCTTTGTGGCGGAGGCGCTCCGGTGATCCTGGTAGCGCTCTACGCCCTCACAATCCCGGCGGCGAACTGGCTGATCGGCCACGTCGGCACGGTCTGCATTGCGGACGGCCCGTGTCTGATCCCGGTTCTCCCGGGCATCTTGGCTCCGTCCGGAGTCCTGATGATCGGCGCCGCCCTTGTCCTTCGGGACCTCGTGCAGCGTCGGTACGGCATGTTGGTATCCCTCGCCTGCATCGCAGTCGGTGCGGCTCTCTCGGCGCTCGTCGCGCCGCCCGTCCTTGTCATGGCATCCGGTGTTGCATTCCTCCTCTCTGAGCTGACGGACTTTGCAGTCTACACGCCGCTGGCGAAGCGCAGGTTCCTGACCGCGGTCGCGTTGAGTTGTGTTGCCGGGGCCATTGTCGATAGCGCGCTGTTCCTCTGGCTGGCCTTCGGATCTTTGGAGCATCTGGAAGGCCAGGTAATTGGCAAGGTCTACGCCACAGCAGCTTTCGTCGCCTATATGATTGTCCGCCGCGCCCGGTGTGTCGCCTGATGCGCGTCTTGATCGCCTGCGAGTTCTCGGGGACGGTGCGGCGTGCTTTCGCCATGCGCGGCCACGACGCGTGGTCATGCGACCTTCTCCAATCCGAGGACCGGAGCAACAAGCAC